GATTCGACATACTTGAAGTGGCTGTGCCGAACAGCGGAAATGTCAAACTGACCACCGCCGACAGCGAACTCTCTTTCGACTGACCGGATCTGGTCCAGGAAGTTCTCCCGGAAGAGCACAGCCTCAGCCGCCTCAGTAGACTCAAACATGATGGGGAACGGTTGCTTCCCACCCTCCTTGCTGGACGCGGCGATAAAGTCATCAACGTAACCCTCAATGGTGCCGTCGCGTAAAGCACCGCGAATCCCCTTGGAGAACTCAACCTGAACCTTAGAGCCGTCAGCAAACATGCCTCCAAGCCTGGTCTCAAGCGCAGCCTCTGCCGCCTCGGGCGTCAGCCTCGCATGATTCATGATGTACTCTTCGCGGGTCATCTCCCACGGCAAGCTGTCTGCGGTTGCGGCCAGCCTCTCCCCCGGCATCACCGGAAGTGGATTTCGCAGGCTGTACTTTTGCCCCGCTACAGCATATGGGTCTCGACTGTAGAGCCGGGTGATGTGGTCGTGCTCGTACTTGAGCATATCGCGAAGAATGGGCCAGTCAGCCTCTTTAACATTACGGAGACGCTCTGCTACCCGGTAGACAAACTCACCGGCAGCGCCATCCGCTTCCCGCATTCCTGTTTGCCATGCATCCGCCAAGCGGTTGTTTCTGTCGTACCACCAGGCCCTCGCCCTCACTTTGCTGACCTTAAATAGGCCGGGGATGCCGATGGAACCTGGGCCGTCGAGTATCCAATGAATACCGCGATTGGCGAGGGCAAGCTGACCGAAGACCGGAAGCGAATACATGGCGGACTGACGAATGAAATCCGCCATGTCCGAGAGGGCCTTGCCATCGTTTGCCAGGTCCCTGGCCCTCTTTGGGATGCCGGCCTGCCTGATCGCCGTGCGCCGCTGTCGGCTTACCTGTCTCGCCTGGTGCCTAAGGGCCTTCCTGTGGGCCATCTTTGTAAAGAGAAGTTCGACAATACCAGCCTCGCCGGCCTTTCCGTATATCAGACCCTGAAGCTCGTCGATCTGTTGCGCAAGATCTGGCACCGCTAACTTGTCCAGCTCGTGCTGCCTTACTCTGATGTCACGCAGCTTCGCCTCCAACTCGGCCACCCTGGCGGTTTTGCCCTTCTTGCGCGCCCTGGACAGCGCCGACTTGGTTCTCTTCCACTCCAACTTGAGTTCTGTGTCGAGGATCTGCCGACCAGACCCCCTGGCGTTGACGTTAAAAGCTTCGCCCGCCTCCAGGGTTTTCTCGTGGCGAAGCATTCTGTTGTTGGTCCTGTGAAAGTTTTTGTTGACGACATTGTTCAGGCCGTCAAGCTTGCCCTTCAGTAGCTCATTCAGGGTCTTTATCGCCTCGGAAACCTCTGCGTTCTGGGCGACAAGGGTCGCGGCAAACTCTTTTTCGTCTGCCGAGAGATGCACTCGCTCTTCCAGGAGGATATCGTCGGTCACCTCCAGAGCGCTTCTCCCGGCCCTGGCATCCTTTAGTTGGAACTTGGCGCTCTTCAACTGGGCCTTGGCTGATTCGACGGCGGTCTTTCGCGCTTTGCCAAACACAACAACATCCTCACCGAGGAGTTGTCTGGCCCTGGTCAACAAACGACCGGCCCCCTCTTCCGCCCGCCAACTCGCGACCTTGGTCACCCTCGGCATGGCCTTGGCGTCTTTAAGTGCTTGTTCCGCAGTCTTTACCGCTTTCTCTGCGGCTGAGATGGCCGCCGCTTTCCGCGCTTCCACCTGCTTTGCCTCAAAGGCGCTCCTGCCGGTGCCCCTAACCCCCTGCTCACGAGAGGCTTTTGTGTATTTGGCCGTTGCCTCTTTTATCGCAAGATTCCTCGCCTTGCCATCGGGCATGGCCTTGGCCCGCTCCAGCCCTGCCGTTGCCTTCTTCATGGCCTCTGTTGTTGGCTTGGTGTACTTGGCCTTGTCCATCGTAAGCCGCGCCTCATCGATTGCGATGGCTCTCTCCGCAACCTGGCGATGCGTCTTTGTCGGCATGGCCCTTGCCTCTTTCATGAGCATCTCAGCACTCTCTACCATCTGCCTGAGACCATTCGTCTCTGCTTCTGCAAGAAGCCGCGCGCTTGAGATTGCCCTGGATGCCATGATCCGGGCTGGCAACATTGCGATGTCCGCCGCCATCAGTATATCCAGGAACACCTTGAACGCGCCTTCATTGAAGACAGCCGCTGGATCCTTGAAGTACATCTTGTATCGGTGACCAAGATGGTCGCCCATCTGACCAAGGAGGTCTCCAGACGCCTTGAGTTTGGTCTCGGTATCAATGTTTGGATCGCTCCAGTACGAGGCTACCTGACCAAGACCGCGAACAAGATGAACCGCAACCACCGCTGCCCCTGGTATTTCGAGCATGGTGTTCTTGACTGCTTTGTTCCACTCAAATGCCGATTCTACTTGGCTGGGCATCCTGCGCTGATCGATATATCCGAGACCCTCTGGCACCCGAACGCCTTGCTGACGTGCCGCCTCCCACATCAACGGCATCATGACATCGGCATTCTTCCAGGCGAACTCAGCCATGGAGTCTTCAACATCATCAAATATGGTCCTTCGGCCAGTAACAAAGTGTTCGCCAAATCCGAGCACACCCCGCATTCCGCTTGGTAGCCACTCTGTAAGGGAAAGTTCAACAATGTCTAGCGTTGCGCTCACAAGCCCCTTTGCCCGCCTGTAGCCGGGATCCACCGCAGACCCCAACAAAGACCCGACGGAAGCAGTCCAGTTCCAGTAGGTCTCATTGGGGTCTATATCAACACTACCAAACACGTTGGGGAAGGCCTTGGCCAGGAACTGCTGCGGAATCGAGTACATCCCGTAGTAGGCCCTCGCAAAACCCTCATAGTAGAACCAGGGATCGTCGACATCGGCACCAGCCTGGCGACCGAATGGTCCCCAGGTCATCCTCATCTCACCGAGACCACGGGCATAGGCACCCTCCCGCACCATGCTCTCAAAGGTCTGCTCTGCTCGTTCCTTGAAGACCCTGTCAGCCGTCCTATTGACCGCCTTAAAGTGCTCGGCCTGCTGCTTTCTGTTCTCGCGGTACCCCTTTGCCGTTTGAGCCGCGTTGAAAAGATCAACCCAGTCCTCTTCAGGCCCCTCCTTCTTCGGAAGCATCTTGACCGTGGCCTCTTCGATAACCTTGCCGTCCCTGTCTCGACTTGCCGGCACGTAGGTTGGCACATCTTCGCCCACCCTGGCGTTCTTCCAGGCAGGCATATCCTCGAGCCTGGTGGCGATTTGCAACGGTGGGAGGGCAAGCGCCAGGTACCTTTGCATTGAAGGGCCGTCCCTGCCTTGTACACCGGCGAGCGCTCGTAGCGTTTCAGCCTTTTCCTTCTCTCTCTGCGCGAGGAGCCACTCCCTTGTCTCCTTGTCATTGTAATCCGGGACAATGGATCCATCCGGCAACTGCACGTATTCTATCGGCGGCTGACCCTGCTCCCTGAGGAGCTTCTTGGCCTTCGCCGTATAGCCGCCGACACGGAGCGGCTTCCGCTTCAGATCGCTTACTATCCTGAGCGTCTCTTTGCTGTACTCATCGACCGCCGTCTGCACTTTCCCTAGCTCGCCGCTGGCCTGCAACTCCTCAAGGAGCTTGCCGTAAGGAACCCACGACAGACCGGCTTCGCTGTATGCCGCAGCGTTTTCCCGGGTCTCGGCAAAATACGGACCCCGCAACCCAACCGGGTCAAGGCCGAGCTTGATTACCTCCTCGCCCTTGCCGAGGATCATCCGCTTCATTTGTCCTGGGGTGAACTTCTCCCCTTCTGGCGACGTAAACACCGGCTCGCCCGTGGGGCCCTGCACCCCCGGGGGGAGATGCTCCCACGGTTCGGGCTTTTCTTCAGGGAGAGGGGGGAGTTGGTACGGACCCTTCTCCTCTTCAGAGAGAGGGGGGAGTTGGTACGGACCCTTTTCTTCAGGCTGGGCAACCACCTCTTCTTCAGAGAGAGGGGGGAGTTGGTAGGGCCTTTCCCTTTTCTTCTTCTCCTCCTCTTCCTCAGGGAGGGGAGGAAGCTGGTAGGGTCCTGCCACTATCTACTTCCTGACCAGATGTTCTATTTTCTTGAAGGCCTTCTCTACGGCCTTGGTGACATCTCCTCCCGACGCATTCATTGCATCCTCGAGGACTTTTTCAACAGTCGACTCCTTCCCGCCTATCCTTACCTTTGTCCCTTTTTTCGACTGTTCATTAAGGAAGGCGTGCTTATTAGCGGTAGTCCAACCCTTGGTGCTTACCCTTTTGCCGGTGGGCGCTTCTGTTGTTTGTTTGGGTGGCAGCGTCATCTTCAACTCAGGCTGCTTCTTTACATCTGTTGGATCTATCCCTTCTTCCTTAGTGTCTTTCTGTGAAGCCATTAGGTTTTGAAGCATTGCCTCCGCTGAGGACATGGCGTTCGGACCCAGCGGCTCGAAGTTTACGAGCTTTTTGGAAAAAGCAGTGCCCGCGTACATCCTCTCTCGCGTATCCATAATTGATTTAATTCTTGCTTTGATTAACTCCTTCGAAACCCCCTGGAGGTGCTTTTTGCTTTGAAGGCGCAGGCTCAATGCATGTTTGAGGTTCATCATTTCTACGGCAAAATCTTGCTGTTCCTCCACGCTCAGGTTCTTGAACCCCTGAGTTTTGGTTAGAATCACCACCGCATGCGCTCGATCTGCCAGCTTTTGCGTTGTCTTGTTCTTAAACTTCTCCGCAACGACGGCCAGCTTGCCGGAATACTCAGCTCGATAACGACCAACATCCAGGCCTTCCGCCTTGAGGGAAGCCCATATCTTTTCTGAGGCTTCTGGGGTGCCATTCATTATCGCCTGCGCCACATGCGCGGTGGTCCATGTCTGCCCTGTTTCCTTGGTCATCTGCGCAGCCACGTTGCCCACCACCACAGAGTTTTCCGTCATCATCTTTTTTATGGACGCAGCGGCTGCCTTGAGGGCCGCTTTGCTGGGCTCTGGCGGCTTGTCACCCGCTGGCGGTTTCTTCCCCCTCCAGCCGGGGGCTCGGAGGTTGGCCCACTCTTTGGATGTCTTGCCCGCTGCCGTAAAGAAATCAAACGCGTTACCGCTCTTCAGCGCTTTGTCAGTTATCTGGAACCGGTGCATAAACTTTCTGAGGCGACCCCTTCTCTCTTTCGGGGTGGTGTCCTTGATCGCTCCGGTGATTGCCTTGATCTCATCAAACATCGCCTTTCTTTTGGCGATCACTAGCTTTTCCTCCGCTATCTCCTGTTGGCGGACGAACTGCTTTGCTTGAATCTGGGCCATCCTTCTGAGGCGGTATTCCTTTGGCTTTGTCTTCTTGAGCCCTGGGTCAATTAGGTCTGGGGCCACGACCCCCTTGATGGCCGCTTCTACCTTTGCCTGGGGTGTGTCCGCTGGCTCACCGTAGGCGTCTCCCAGCAAGGCCTCCGGGGAGCGGGTGCGAAGGAATCGTTCAGCCTCCTCAACCTGTCTGACTGCCGCCTCCTCCTTCGTGGCCGGTGGTCTCCCCTCTAAACCAAGCTCAGCCGGCGCAGCGGGCGCATACCCGCGCTCTTCAGCCATGGATGGCGGCGGGGGCATGTCCAGAAGCGCGCCTTTGAACATCTCAGGCTGAAGCCCTCTCGGTGCCTCTCTGGGTAGCGGTGGTGCCGGCTGTCGAGCTACGTCCGGCAACGGAAGGCCTGGCGCTACCACCGGCGCGGCCCTCGGGGGCTCAAGTCCTGCTGCGGGCTGTACTCCCATCGCCATGGACGGCGGGGGGCGCTCCCCAAGCTCAGTCCTTGGGATCTCCGGCGCAAGTTCAGGCGGTCCAACAAATTCAGAGGGTTGCTGCATCGCCTGAGCGAGTTCCTGGCCTATGACCTGGGCAGACTGTAGGTTGCGAGCCGCCTGCATCTTTGCCTGGTTAGCACTCGCCTGCTTCTGCTCAGCATCAGAGAAGCCAATGATGGCATCCATCGTGTATTCGTTTAACTTGTTCTTTGTTCTTAGTGTCTTAAGCGCCTCGCCAGCCGTTTCGGTTTTGACTCCCGTCAGCTTAGTGGTGGCTTTCGCCTGGGCGATACGGGCCTGAGCTGCCGGAAACTCCTGAGCAATGCGCTCAGCGCCAAGCCCAACAGTGCTCTTTATGACCTGACCAAGCGCAGCCTCACCAACGCGCTCCCAGAACCCCGGCTTGGCGCGCTCCTGTGCTTCAATCGCCTTGTCCTGTCTGAAAGCGGCCCCACGCTGCCTGGCCAACTCGGTCAGGTAGCCAGGGGCAATGTTTGGAACTGTTCCGTATTGTGATCGTGGCATTTGTTAATCCCTCACCCTCTACTTATGCGTAGTACGCCCCTCCATGGGTCCAACCATATTCTTCTTTCAGCCACGCACCAAATTTTGCAGTCCAGAGCTGGCCGTCTGGTTTTACCATGTTGTGTCCCGTCTTTTGATAGAACGCTTTCTCGAGTGCCTCCTGTACTTCCTGGGGAGCATTTTCCCACTTCTTCGCGACCATGGTGGCCTTGTCGGATCCGACGGGTGCGTTCATCTTCCAGCCCTTGTGTTCGACTTCTCCACCCTGAAGATCTGGATCCTTCAACCCAAGACGGACGATCCCGGTCTCCTTGTCTGTGTAGGTGTAGAGATTCGCCATTACCTCAGCGGCACTCATCGGCGCGTCAGGCTTACCGTCTCCGTCGGTATCGTGAACCAGCTCGGTCATGGCATTGAAGGCATATGACATTGCATCATCGTCGTATGCCTGCGCCATGGCAGCCATGTTGTTGAGCTTGGTCCATTCGTCGGCAAGGACATTCTGGTCTTTTTCGTACTTGAACTTATCCTTCTCAAGAGCGCTCATCTCGTCAAAGATGTCTTTGCGGTTCTGCTCGCTCATCATCTGACCGTACATCGACATATAGGCCTTCATCTTGTTGAGCTTCTCATCGATGGCCAGCTTGGCGTTCTCAAACCGCAGGTTAGCGACCGCTGCCACTGTCTGCGATGCAATCTGCCCCATGCCCGCGCCCGCAATGCCAGACGCTCCTAAGCCACGAGAAGCCATCTGCTGAGCGAACTTGGACATTTGATCAGCCGACGCCATCTGAAGCTGCGCAATCTGCCCCTTAAGCTCCTCTTCAGGAATACCGGTGGACTGGGATAGATAGTCGGAGAACGCCTTCTCGTACTTCTGGTGCTGAGCTAGGGCCGTCTGGGTATCTCCGTGGCCGTATCCGTACTCAGTCACGCCTCCCGGTAAATCATCAGGGTCTGCGTCATTGCCGTATTTGTCGTAGTAGTTGCCATCCTCGTCCTGGTACCAGGAGTTGCCCTGATCATCTGTGAACTCCGTCCAGCCCTCCTGCTTGGCAAGCTCCTTTCCGGCCTGTTCCTCTGCCTCCAGGCCGGGTGTCGTCCCTTCTACAGTAACCTCCTCTTCCGCATCGGGCCATGTAGCCTCCTCCAGCTCACTGCCCGACGGCAACGCCTCTTCTTTTTCCTTAACGGCGCTCAGGTCTTTATATTCAGGCTTAGGCGGGGCCGCCTCGTAGGTGGGCTCGGGGTCTTCCTTGGTTCCATACACCGGTGGCGGCTCTTTTTCTTCATCGTAAACCGGTGCAGCAGTCGCAGGTGCCTCCGGCGGCATCTCCAACACTTCCTCGACCTCGCTCGTTGGCGGCACGGCCGGTGCCCCTTCCTCAACATCCTCATACAACCCAGCCTGCTGGCCTGGAGCACCCCCAGGCTCTGGTTCTACCCCCTCGCCGGCACTGGGACCACCCAGCGGTGTCGGTCCGGGTGGAATCCCTGGACCACCCTGCGCCTCAAGCATTTGCATTTTCTCGTCAGGAGGCTTGGGTATCGTTGGGTACTGCGTTGGCTGCCCACCCTGACCCTGAGCCATTGCATTCAAGTTATCCCACGCAGCCTGCTTGTCCTGACCCTGCGTTGGCTGCTGCATCTGACCCATGGCTGTTGCATTCAAGTTATCCCACGCAGTCTGCTTGTCCTGAGCAATAATCGCGGCGGCACGACGTCTTCTGTCCGCTTCAGTCATGCCAGCCGGCTGCATCTCACCCTGCACTGGCTGTCCCGGCCCGCCGCCCATGGCGGGAATTCCAGCGGGCGTCTGTTGGACTGCCGATTGAGGGGGAGCGCCGGATGGTCGCTGCGCAGGGTTGAACGGGCGTGTCTCTGGAATAGGGGGTGCGCCAGGCTTTGGCTGTCTTGCTCTCGCTGCCGCTGCCATCTTTAGCATGCCTCCCCCGCGAGGAGGTGCCGACGGACTCCGCTGGCCAGCGCCCATGGCCTCGTTTGCTCGCGGAAGCCGTGGGTTCTTGTAAGACTTTCTGTCATACATCGGCATGGGTTAGCTCCTGTTGTCCGCTTTGGCGAAAAGGCTGATTGTTATGCCAGTCACGGAATTTCCAGCGGCCACGTACTCGATGTAAAAAGTATCACCAGCCGCAAATGTCGCCGTTGTGAATGTGGTCGCTTCGGTTAGCTCACCATCCGCATCGGCTACAATTGCCGTCGCAACCAGCTTGGTTGAGCTTGTCGGAGGGAAGGCTGAACCGTTGTGCAGGTTGACTGTCACGCTACCCGGTGCGCCCGAATCTTGCAAAAAGACCTGAAGCGATAGGAATGTCCCGGTGCCCGAGCTGAACGTGCTCGGCACCTTGAAGCCTATTTGGCGCGTCTCTGGCAGGCTAGCGACCGACTCAACATGCCATGTCCAGCAGATGTTGTGGAGCGAGTTCTTGATGTATTGGTTCTCTAGACCGGTGCCGTCAAGGTAGGTGTTGATGGCCTCAAAGTTATTATTCAGGGCAACGGCCGCAACCGTTGCGCCTGGCACCAGGGTGGTATGCGCTATTGGGGTTCCTGCCATATCTAGCTCCTCTCTTCAACTTGGTCAGCATGCACAACATTCAAAGCTGAACCTGTAACAATCTCTTTACTTGCGAAGTAGCTTATCTTCACAGCGCCACCACTTACGTTGTCGAATACATTAGAAAGCACCGCTGTCTTGGACACGCTGTCACCAAGGTACACGGTACCACCTAGTGCCTGAAATATGTTGCCTAAAACAAGGCCGTTGCTTGCACTTCCCGTGAACTCAACAACGCGCTTGTTGCCTGTCTGATCGACGGCTAAAAAATCACAGTCTCGGATGGCGCACCAGTTGCTGGAGACGGTGACACCCTTGTAAACATCTTCGAATACACAGTTCTTGACGGTGCCCCTGGTCCCTGAACAGGTAATCACAGCTTGTTCGACCTTATCAATGAACCTAATGCCATCAATAATCGCCCCATCAGCAGAAAGGGTAATAAGGGAGCTGGTGGCGGATGATGTGGACGGGCGTTTGAATATCGTCCTCCCTGGCGATGTGCTCAGAAAGTGTATGTCCGGGACATCAATGGATATGCTGCCGTCAAACACCCACACGCCTTCAGAGAACAACAGCCTGCCCCCCCTTTTCCCAAGCATGCCGACGGCTTCTCTTATTGATGTGAGTGGTGTGATTACTGGGCCGAGTCCGCCGTATATGCCTGCCTCTGCCTCAATCTGACGGCCAGTCGTTCTGAGTTTGTGGTCAACGCTCCAAATAACCTGAGGCCTTCGAATGCCTCTCTTGTGTATGGGTCCTGTGGTGGCCATTATCGCGTGTCTCCGGCGACAACCTCTACGGTCATGCTCTGGACTGCAAGTTCGGGCCCCCTGAGCGGGGTGGTTCTGTTATGACCCGAGAAGAAGGCCATGCGTAGGGACCGTGAGCGTATTGAAGCGCTTTCGACCTTCGATGTGAACCAGTCCTCGTCCTGATATGGCATTGATTTGGTGCCGTCCACGCCCCAGGTTACGGCGGTGCCACTATCCGGGGCGTTCCCTGACGAGAAGCGGATGGTTACTGCTCCGGTGCTCTTGTTCCACGAACTGCTGGTGATCTCAGCCGCAGCATTGAAGTCGCTGTTATTGGCATCAACGATGGTCTTTTCTGTGCCGCCTTTTGTGAATGTCAGGAAATGACCGCCCGTCACGTCGGTCCAGTATGGTGCCGCATGGTCCGACGCTGGGAGGTCAAAGTTAAAATTCACAGTGGCGCTAAAGGTCACCGCAGATCCGTTACCCGTGCCTATTGTTTCAGAGTCCTTGTAGGCACCCACACCATAGAAGAAGTTCATCTCCTCTGCCGGGTGAAGCGTGATTGCGCCCTCGGTGTATTGTCGGTCACCCGAGTCAGCGTCCCTCACTGTTCCGGCTGTGTTCTTATACTGTGAGTCCGCGTGGGCTTCCTCACCATAGGCCATCCAAAACGGAGGGTTGGTCATCTGTCCAGAATCGCCGTTGGAAAGCATCTTGAGCCGAATTGGCCGATACAGGTTGAAGGAGTTGTTCTCCTTGAACATGCGACCAGATATGTACATCATCGGGATGTTCGATTCAGCAGCAGCCACGCCGATGTCGGTGCCGCCCACATACTCGAATATGCCGGCTGCCGCAGAGCTGATAAAAATACGCTCCCTTGCGCCCTTGGTAATGGTGACGCCATCGTACATAAATGACTCTCGTTGTGCTGCTGTCATGCCGCCGTTGGAGAACAGGCTCCACGCCTGATGATAGTAGTCAAAGACGAGGGTAAGAGACCAGGCCTCGTCAGGGGTCTGCTCGAGATCTAAACCCCACCAAATCTGATTCCGGCTCTGCACATGAAGGGCGTTGGATCGATCCAGGTTGTCCATCTTCACGCGGAATGGCCATCCCCTGTCGTACAGGAAGGTCCGCATCTTCTCCGGGACGTATGTGTTTGTTGGCCGACCCATGAATATTGAGTCGATGGGTTTGCTGATTTTTTGCACAGCCGCCTGCTGTCCCGCCCCGGTAAACGCATAGACCCCGTCTTTGGCCATAAACATCAATACGCCACCCACCTCGACAATGGAGTGAGGGGCAATGCATCCCACATCAGAGATGACCTTGAAGACCTGGAACGTTTCGTCGGTTCCACCGGTCTTCACGTAGATCGAGCGGTCTGTGAAGATGACAAGCTGTTCCATGAAGCTTTTCAGGCCAGTAATCTTCTCGTGTTCCTCCACGGCCAGGAAGTGGTAGGCGATGAGACCCACTGGGTCGAACTCATCAGACCAAACCACAAACTGGGGTCCAATGCTGAACTTGCTCCTGTCGCCTTGATTGATGAGCATTTCTGGTATCAGGGACTGAAGCTCATCCAGCGGGCTTGTCAGCTCGACGGTAAAGCCGTCCTGGAAGCCTGCGTAGTACACACGGCTTTGGTGCTCTATGGCGATGTGCCCCCTGGGCCTTACGTTCCAATACCCCCAGTTCAGGCTGTTGAGTTGCGTTGGATCATCTGCCATGTCGACTTCAGCGAGCGTCGTCTCGCTTGCCATTGGGTCATAGACGTATGAGCCGTTCCTGGTGGTTATGAGTGTAACGTGCCTGGGTTCCGTCTTTAGGCCGGTGGCCGGATCGGGTACCGCTATAATGACAGCGACAAACGAGCAGTCGAAATCTTGATCAGGCGATTCACCAAACACGGCAGTCAAATCTTGCGGTGTAGCTGTCAGGGACTCCCCGTTAACACCCAGGACGTTGAACTGCACCGGGTCGTCAGTGTTACCGCCTCGCGGACCAATGCAGATGATGTATTCAGGGATTCCATTTCTGCGGTGAACGTGCATGCGAGATCTAGACGGTACGTTAGACGATGTTCTGGCCAGGCCAGCGCGCCCTTCAATGTATCCACGGCTGAAATCTACATTGAGCGCAAGCTGGCAGTGACCATCGGTCTGATAGTTCTCCCGCTCCTCCATTCCAAGCCACGGGCCCGGAAAGGATTTGGTGTTACTCCCACGGGGCACGGGTCACACGCACGCCCATGGGGGCGTCTACATTTCGCAGTTGGGCGTTGTTGTTCATTCGCGCCAAACCCTCCCCCCACAACTGTTCGATCATGGGGTTTTGACCCTGCTGCTTGCTGTTCATCAGCTTGGCCAGGTAGACGCCAACTAGATCACCAAATTCTTCGGATGCGCCATTGATATCCGCCTGCTTTGTCACGAGCAGGATGTCTGAGTCGGTTGAGATGTCGGGGATGTGCGGTATCCAGTAGATGTGAACGTTCATCGCCTTATCTGGAATTGGCGACACGTACATCCGGTTCCTCACGAGCACATATGAGCGGCCAAGGTCTCCGAAAACGCTCCCTGCGGTAATCTCAACGATGCGGCGATCTTGGAACCGCATTGTTCGCCACTTGCTCGGCATGTTGTTTCGGCTCGGCACTTCAGCCTTCTCCGTATCCTCGACCTGTATGATCTTATACGGGAGCACGCCGGAACCGAGAAAGCCTGATGAGTTGAGGTCAACGTGCTCTGTGTCTCTTGCCCACGTAAACGGCCCCGAGTCATCGTCAATGAAGTATTCAGGATTGGTGGCGACCAGCTCTCTGAACACCACTCGGTTCGCCTCTGAGGCCAGCGCCGTCTGCTCCGTCTGGCTCCAGAAGAGATTACCCGTCTCGTCCAGGAGCACCTTGGCAAACTCCCTGGCGTCTTCAAGCGTCCTTACCTGTCCGGTCCATGCCATGGTTAGCCCCCAAAGAAGAAACGCTGAGAATGGTTCTTGGAGTAATTGTACCCACACAAAGCGTCTGCGGCCTTTTTGACCTGTGGATATACTACGTGCTTGGCGAAGTACTCGTCCTCGTCCTGTTGGCTCAACCTGCGCCCATCCTCAAGCCAGTCGATGTGGTCGTACTGCTTGAGGTACTTGTCCGCGCCAGTGCGCCACAGGTCGCATCGACGGATGTATGGAATCAGACGGGGGTCTCTTATATTCAGAGGCACCCCGCCATCATCCTCCCAGACCTTCCAGGTGTAGGGCACTCGTTCCCTTGTGGGAACTACCTGAACCCCAAACTTCACCTCGACGGTCACATCAATGAGACGAGCGAGCATCCAGCGTTTGTTCTTTCCGCACCACCCAACCATGAGTTTGTCATCGTAGGTGGCTTCTCGGATACGGCGACTCTCAGCGTCACTCCACCGGACGCGCTTAATGTCCCGCCACTGCTTCTCGCTCAGTACCACTATGCGTCCGTCGGGTCTGCTTGGTCACTTACCTGCGGTCCATCTGTCAGTTTAGGTAGATACGCAACCTCAGTGCCGATGAGAAAAATCTCATTGGTCCCGGCGTTTGCGCCAACCGTATCAAGGACAAGGAGGTCGTTGGTCGATTTCAACGTCCCTGCGTCAATCTTACCCCAAGCGGTCGCATCAATCGACTCGCTGCCAGTGCTTGTATCCACCGCAGGCTGCGTGCTGATTGCTGTCGTATTTGCAGTTGGGTCGTTGTCTATCGCTGCTCCGCCAAACGCAAGCTGATTGAAGCGAAAGTCAATATCTACGCTTTGAGCGCCGTCAGCCTCTGCGTAGATGGCCCGTAAAAAGATATCGTTATCCAAGTCCCAGTGGCTGGGCATTGTCATAACAATGCGCCCGAACTCATCATCTGCCGTTAGCGTAAGGGCACCGTAGTGATCATTATCCACTTCCGCCAAGACCGGGTTCGTGCCGCCGCCACCCGCAGCTGAGTTTGTTGTGCTCGTTGCCGTGCCAGCGTAGCAGTTGAAATTACCAGCGGCGAAGAACTCCCGCTTGTACTTATAGTTAATATTTCTATCGCGAATCATGATTTACCACTCCACAGTTTGCCCCCCTCTGAGGGGATACTAAGTAAAACACCAGGGGGCTTTTAACCCCCCGGCGAGCGAGGCTTGGCACAAGGCCCTGCCCCTAGAAAATCAGGTTATCAACGGTGATGTCTTCGAGCACGGTCTGCCCGAACCGGCGCTCAAGACCCAGGTCGCCGTACCAACACATAAACGCTTCCCAGCTATCAGAGTTGGCCTTGCGGCTAAACGAAGAGCCATCACGGTCTGCCCATGCCCAGTCCTTCATCGTGTACATCTTGATGTCCTTCGTTTGAATGAAGAACAGCTTGTTGTACGGCGCATGTCGGTCGAACTCCAGTGGCATCGGTCGCATGCCTCCAGCATACGTCAACGTCTGGAAACCACCTTTGAGCTGCTCCGGGGAGTAGCGCACATCCGATGTGAGCAAGTTGATGTACTCACGGCGGATTGAGTGGTGACCCATGATGAGGTTGGGCTCCTCACCAGCGACCTCGTCGGTTGTGTCGATGGCAAGCTGCATCAACTCCAGTGACAGCGGTCGATTTGCCCCGCCTGTACCAGAAAGAATGTTAGCCGCCCACTCCGGGTTCTCCGAGGTGTCAACGTTCTGGAACTCATCGTCATCCTTGGTCATCATAAAGCTGAGGCCGGTGATCTCCTTGTTGAACGAGTTGTCAACATCATCACCGCGCGCGACACAATCATTGTCTGCGACGGTGATGCTGCCACCTGATGTGTTTGACAATATCGCAGAGGTGGTGTTCGTCACACTCGTAACTGTCAATTCACCCGTGCCAGCCGTTGCTAATGTGCCGGTGCCTGCGGTAACCCCTGGTCCTGGCCCACCGGTAACCGTTCCGATGTTCAGGGCCATGCCGGCCTTGATATACCGAGTGCCTGGGTTATCAAACACCACAGTGCCGCTGGCGTTATGAGCAATGGTGACAGGATCGCCGTTGGCCTGGGCAATTAAGCCCGTGTTGGTCGCGAAGGCGTTTACAACGCCACTTGCGGCAATTGGATTGCCCCAAACCATGCGGTTCATATCCACACGCAAGTCACGACGCACGCCCTCGACCTCTGTCCGCAGAGCGGAAGCGAACGAACCCTTGTCGCCTTCGGATGCGGCAATAACCACACCTGTCAGCTCGATTCGTCCATAGAGGAACTTAGCCCGAATACGACATTCGGTGTAGGCCTGCTTGCCGGCATTCGGAAGCGTTCCCGTCTCGCCGCGAGCACCAACGCCGTGGTTCCGTCGCAGATGGACCGGAAAGAGGATTTGCCGCCCACTCCACTTGCGCTTGGATTTCTCCACGTACTTGAGGATGGGAATAGAATTATTGAGGTGTTCCCGTACGGGCCCCTCATAGTAATTTTTTAGTACAAAATCAAAATTATCTCGGGGACTTGACCCGATTCCTGATGTGAGTGCCATTGTTCGGCTCCTTTGCTTAGAAGTTATTCACCGCCAAGCGCTGCAATCGCCGCTGCTTCAGCCGCCTCCATGTCGTCACCGAAGTCCTGTTTGATCGCAGCCTTTCCGCGTGCTTTCTGAAGGGCCTTTGGTTTGGGCTTGTAGCCCTGACGCTTGAGTCGGTTATTGAAGCGTTTGAGTTCAGCTTCGTGTGACCGCTTTGCCAATGCACTGACAGAGGCATTTGGGTTCTGCATAAGAGAGTTGACGACATCCGCATCCCGCATTTCTGGGAATTCTTTCCGCGCAGTCTCGATCTCCCCCAGTATTTCACGCTCTGCCTGCGCCACTTGCATCTCCTGATGCCGGTGGTCGTAGAATTGCGATTGCTGGTTGAGTTGGACCTCAAGCTGCTTGACCCGCCTTTCCATTGGGTCTGAGTACAATTCATCGTCGCTCTCTTGCGGCTGACTCTCCTGAGCCTGCATTTTCTCCCATGCCCAGCGATTCCACTGTGCTGTCTCTTGGTGCTGCGATTGCAGCGCCACCATCTGTTGTTCCAACTGGTTTACTCGCTGTTTGCTTTCTCCCAGTTGTTCCCTGCTCTCTTTGAATCGTTCATAGGGAACAGGATCTGCTGAATCAGATTCAGAACCTGTATCGCCGGTATCTTGCGAAGAATCCTCATCACCAGCACCAGAGGTCTGCGAATCCTCTAAGGGGCTTTCACCCGTATCGCCATAATCATCACTCATCTAAAACCTCACGTACCAGCTATCGAGCTGGCGGTCGCTACCGTGAAGCAGCTTCAAAGCCGGTCTCGTAGTCAGGTCGTCCGGGGCCTCGTGAACCAATTGCTTGATTCAGCTCCGGCGTTCCCCCACCCGCGAGTCCGACGGGCGGTCCGCCTCCGGTTGGAGGGGGGCCTGGTGGCGCTTGCGCGCCCTGTTCTGGTGCCATGGGGGCACCACCCTGCGCCGGAGCACCCGGCGGCATTCCCGGAGCACCCGCTTGCACATGCATCTGCCACCAGGGTTGCCCCTGTTGGTTTTGGCTTTCGGCCTGATAATGCCAAGCGAGGTGTCTCTCGAAATTCTGTTGATGCTCTTCGGGAAGCAGTCTGAAATCGATGGATTTCATGTAGCTCAAGCACTCATCGATGTGAGTTACGTGGTCCTCCCACGGCTGAACATCCTGCGGTTTCCCGTTGGCCATCATGTGATTCTCTTCTCTGGCGTAGTTGCGATCTTTAGTCTCATCGCCATACACCGGATCCATGTCCCCAAACTCCATCATGCGGCGGGCCTTGATGCCCGTCTGTGGGTCCTTTGGATCGCCCAGGATACCCACCTGGTACATCTGCATGATTTGCTCACGCCGATAACTTGGGTGTTTCGGTAACATGGAGTTCGCATGCACGCGCACCCGCGTATTCTTTATCTGCTCCGCGAAAAACTCGACCACCTCAACCGCTCCGTTTCGGCCCATGATCTGAACTGCCTGCGGCACCGGCATGTATTCGCGCACCATCCACAACATCATTGAGCACATCTTCTCAATGGCGTGCTCTATCTCCCTCACCGTCGGACCAAGCTTCGTGGCGTCAAGGTCAGACAGCAAACCAATCGCGCGTCCTGATGTCTGCGATGGTGCCATCCCGCGTGTAACGTCCGAGACGCCACTGATGGCCTGAATATGCTCAATTTGCTCTTTCTCGAGCATCTTGTGTTCTGGTGATAGCGGAGGCGGGGGCAGTGGCTCCGGGGGCCTGGCGGCGGTTCTGTTGTAGAAGATGATCTCCCCCGGCTCATCGGTGAACGTCTGTTTATCAACCGAGCCCTTCTCGGCCCGCCACTTGGGCTGGGCGTGGAGATTCTTGTTCTCAATGCGTTGCGAGATACTCTTGTTCAGCTCTTTTTGTGCAGGGATAACCGAAGTAACAACACCCTCGCCCGCAAAGCGACCAGGAACAGTGTTATGGCGAGCCATGACGAACGGCAGCTTGCCGTAGGGCAGGATTTCCTGCTCCTCAAGGACAACGCTTTCCGCCACGATGGTATAGTAGCCCTCCGGGTGGCGGGGGCTCGGCCTTTCAAAATACTCAAGAACCAGCACTCGGTCTAGGTTTTGATCGTCTGTCTGGCTCGATCTCGAGTATTCGCGCAGCACCTGCTGGCTGTACTGGTCAACCTCGTAGCTGGAGTCCGGGTGTACGTGCTTTCCACGGTCCGGCCAGCGATCTCTTACCTCGTCGATGTGCATCATGTTGGCATGGATCATCCATCGACAAGTCTCCATGTCCTTTGCGCCTGGGTCCCAGCCCACCTCGAGCGGACTAATGACATCAATCACAGGGAGACCCGTCTTGGACTCCGGTCGCTCGGGAACCTCTTCCACTGAGTCGTTGATGTAGTCAAGCGTTGGCTCAACCTCGTCGTCCAGGTAATCATCGCCGGCAGCGTCATCCCACCAAACTTTGAAGAAAACCGTGCCTGTCACAGCCATCCACTTAACGGCCTCATGAAGCTTGATTTGCATACCAAGCTCCTGCCAGAGGTAATCCAGCATGTGATCGCACTGACGCGCCGCTTCGATATCGTCATCGTCCGTGGAGGCGGGCGAACACATAAAGCCAGGACGGTTCTCGGTCAGCTTCCCGGCCAACGTCTCAACTGTGGGTAGAATATAGTTCAGAACCATCCGCACGCGCCACGGCGGCGGGTTCTCATCAACGAGCAAACGAGTCACCCGGTTGAACCGCGCCCACTGACGACCCGTGAAGAAGGCTAACCCAAGCCAGCACTTCTCAATAATAAGCTGCTTCGCGCTCTCAGAATGATCCCACTGGTCACGAACGTACTTAGCCGCCTTTCGCTCCTCATCGGTCGGAGTGTAGGGCTTTACCTTTTCATCCAGCTCGGTGTATTGGCTGGATATGGGACCGGAATAGCTCATACGTTAGTCGGTTGCACCCCGCCATATGTGGGAGCCTCTTGTTGCTGATACCGTCTCCGAAGTCTGTCTCTCAGCATCATCGCAGCCCGAAGACGCGGATCTATAGGTGCCTGCTGCACGTTCAATCCCTGGGCGGGGGCAGGTGCCTGTTGCCCTGGCTGAGTGCTCTGTGAGGCAAGGCCCTGCTTTCTCTTTCGCTCTGCAAGCAGGCGAAGCAGGTTTGGATCAATCTGTGCAGGACCGGCTCCACCTGGAGCCTGAAAACTCGGCTTTTGCTGCTCTTTTGAAAACTCAAATTTAGGCAATGCCATTACTCACCTCCACTAAACCGCCCGGGGCGGAACGGCCGCACCGCCCCCTGCCCTGGCCATCGCAGCACCGCGAATCCCTTCCGGGGGCAGTCCACCGCCGCCGGGGGGCCCGCCAGGAGGTCCACCAGGGGGGCCGCCGGGAGGTCCACCCTCTGGGGCAGGCTTGCTCAGTTCAGCAACAATGAGTTGCTTCACCTGTGGCGGCAACTGCATCAAAATCTGCATCAAGTCGCCAAGCGATGGCCCTTTATCGCCACCAGGAGGTCCGGCCCCGGGAGGCGGTCCACCGCCAGCCCCAGCAGGAGGTCCGGGGGGTGGTCCAGATTCTGGCCCTGAAGGTAAGATCGATGCCATGCTAGGATCCTCCAAATATCTTCTTCTTGATGTTGCCCGCCGCAGCGAGTCTTGCGGTTTGTGGCATCTGCATGCCTGGGCCTGCGCCAGGGTCGCGAAGGCTGGAACCCGATGACTTGTACGGTGCTGGCTGGAAAAATCCAGGCCTGGGTGGTGGCGGCTTTGCGGCAACTGCCCTTTTGCTGCCCGTCCCGCCAAACAACCAGTCAACCGCCGCGCCAACTGCCAAACCAATGAGCCCACCAACGGGGCCTGCGGCCCAGCCCCCAGCGGCCAGCGCGGTGCCTGCGGCGGCAGCACCGATTCCTGCGCTGGCCCCGCCTATGGCACCTATGGTGCTGCCAATCGCCATACCCGTAGAGCCTTGGTAGCCTGGATCTCCTGGTTCACCAGGCTTCCCCTTGGCCCCGGGGAGCGAGTATACAGGCAGTCTACCCGCCACGCTCTAACCTCTCTGGGTGGTTCACGGTGGTATTCCAATAGTCGGACTCAAAGTCATTCTTGTGCTTGGACTCGAATTCCTGCCATTGAACTTTATAATCCTTAGATTGCTCATAGAGCCACCGCCGGCGCTGGCGTTGCTCTCGCCTATAGATGTGAATGGTCCCAGCGGTGCATAGCGCGCTGAAAGGAAGGAGCATCAATATTACAACTATTTCCACCACACCCCTAAGTGGGGGTCTCCTTTTTCCACGTCAGCCTCGATGAACTGAGCAACGCAATCGCGCGACATGGTCTCGACCCGCACTGGCTCCGATATTGCCGCATCTTCTAGTGTAGAGTCAACATATATGGCAATGGCAATAGCCATGACCGCATCATCATGCTCCCCCGGCATGGACTCACACCGCCCATTTGAGTTCTCTATAAACACTTTGCACTCATTGAGCAGCCTCAGGGAATTGATGGTGTGGGTGTCTAGTCGGATTGCCTGGGCCAGGGCTGCAATTATGCCGTCCCTCATGTCCTTGGCTTGCGTTCTGAAGCCAAAACGCTGTGTCCAGTTCGTGGCTGTGATGCTTCGGACCCACAGGTTCATATAGCCTGAGTCTAAAAGATCTTTGATAACAGCGATGCCCGGACCATCAACCTCCGGGACGAGAACGGCATCGTTGTAAAGAGTCGCAACCAGCCTCGCCTGTTCCGCGACAATGCCCGGTGGTGTCCTGGCGTAGTATTCAGCGGCCTGCATTCTGTCGGTTCGATCCAAAACCTGTATACAGGAGTAGTCACCGTCTTCAACGCCATGGGCGGTATCAACTGATACGATGTATTGATGCCCCGGAAGGGGTTCCTGGTATATTTGCCAGTCATCGCGTCCCGGAACCAGTGTAAACTCCGGCGTCCACAGTTCGCCTGTCCGCAGCGTCGTATCTCCGTCACTTAGTTCGTCAATGCGGTCCTGTATCAGGGTTTGGTCCAGTGGGCTCTTGGCCGATGAGGTGAACGCAATCTGTGGAGAAAGCGGGTATTCGGTGTCGAATCTGGTGATATCCCCGCTGAACTTTGTTTGCAGCGTCTGAATAGCCCACTTGACCCTGTATGGCGGTAAATTGAACTCCATGGCCCTTTTGGCCCATGTCTCATCGTATCCAAGTTCTGTTGCCACCCGCCAGAACAACATGTCGTCGCCCTTTGCGTGGGCGGTCCGCATGCGCTTGTCTAACGCATTGTCCGTGATGTCTTCCGGGAGCTTGTACCTGTCGTGGTCCTGCCATCCGAAGAAGACATACTGGTAGATGTTTCCGGGTTCGTTTTTGTAGGCCTGCCAGAATCTTGTATAAAATGCGCCGGAGGCTCCATTCGCAGTCGATTCCATAAAGACGTAAGTTCCAGGAACGTCAGCAACTGCCGCGAGCTGAGCTTGGAGAGCATCTTCATCAGTGGTACTTCTTCTCCGCTTGTGCCAGAGCGCCACCTCAGATAGGTGGAGAAAATCCCAGGTGGAACCGCGTGCAGCGTCTGTGCTTCCCTGAGTTTGGATTTGGTATCTTGCGCCATGATCCCACCGGATTGAGTTTCCAATCATCTTCGCTGGAGCAACGAGCGGGATAGCCGCTGGCAGGTTCTCCTGGTAGCGTTTGATGATGTGAAAGATTTCCTTGGTTGAGTCTCTTAAGTGGGCAATGCACATGGCATTGGCCTGCTTTTGGAACTGACAGTGGTGGTGCCCCAGCGCCTTGAAGAACGTGGTGCCGCCAACCTGTCTTGATTTTAGATCGATAACCCTGACCGGCAGCCGGCGGGACTCCGCGTCCTCTATGAGGGTCAGCAGTTCTTCCTGCTCCCCGTTCAGCAGCAGCGGGGCCAGCCGGTAGCTGTCTCCCACAAGCGTCCGTATCTTGAGGCAGTTCTGAAAATAGAACCGGCGGTCATGCCGGCACCGCTCCCAGAACTCCTGGAACTTATACGCCTCTTTTGAAATACCGCCCACCAGCTACAGGGAGAACCAGTGGACGGCGGGGGGATCGAACCGAGGGGACTTCGTAACCGGAGGGAAAAGAATGAACCCCATGTAGAACACTGGCCGATGGTAGCACATCACCCAAACACCTCGACAGATTTCTTGCTTTTCCGCCGAGCGCCCTGCTTCTTGATCAGTTGCTTGAGCTGCTTGGTTCCCATCCCTGTGTGATGACATATATCCCTATACGTCATCCCGCTTTGGTATAGCGCCACGGCGGCGGATTCGGTTGAGGTCACCGCCGTGAACTCGGCCTTCGCCTGTACCACCTGAAGCTTCGTATCCAGGGAGTCCTGCGCTGAGAATGGATCCCAGACGGTCTGCCCACCACCGCGCCCCGCCTTCTCCAACAACTCCCCAATCGACCCACGTGCTTTGATATACGCATTCACACCCTTGAGGTTCCGGTTCAACAACTCATAGTCGCCGCCGGCCTGAGAGACCGCACCCTCGAGAAGCATCTGAGCAGTATGTACGCTATCGCTATAGTAGGTAACTAAGTCTGGCGGACTGTCATTTACCGTGATAACTTGTTCATCCGACATACAAGGAGGGTATGGTAGATGACGAAACGAAGCAAGAACGATGACAAGCCCACAGAGCACCCGGCGAGAAACACCACCAACGGCCCTACGGTTGACAAAGACGTGTGGAAGCTTGTCACCAGAACCGCCGACAGGAACAACGTAAAGCCCAGCACCCTTGTATACCTGGCCAT